ACCGCCCGCCCGAACAGGGTCCGCCCGTCCCCGGAGCGCAGCTCCATCACGAGGGTGAACATGCGCTCCTGGTAGCCCATCACGTCGACCGGCAACGCGTCGGAGGCGTACAGCTTGGAGCGGCCCGATCCGGCGTCGCCCTCGTAGCCCATCATCGGCCCCGACCCGATGTCCGGATGAGCCGACGCCATCTTCTTGGCCATGGCCATGGCGTCGGCCCGGGCTGACGCCGGAATCGACGACGCCTGGGGGATGCGGGCCAACGCGTTGCGGATATGGGCGGCGTCGGGTTTGCCGGAGGCGTCACGCACCGGGAAGTAGCGGTGGGCGCCGTCGGTCTTGCCGGCGGTCTTGGTGCCGCCCGGCGCGATGTACAGGAACGCCGAGTCGGGCAGATCGTTGACGTAGGCGGTCGTCCACACGTCGCGCAGCTCCATGCCCGCCTGTTCGTTCGCCGCCAGGTAGCCACGTCGTTGAGTCACAGTCATGGGTTCCCTCCTTGCGGGGTCCACACGGCGCCCGGGGCGCCCGGGAGCTCGTTGCCCGATCCGGGTCCGCCGGCCAGCCGCGGCATCGGCGCCGCCGTCGGCTCCGGGGTGCCCAGCTCGGCGGCGACGTCAGCCATCGGGTCGAGGTTCTCGCGCGCCCGGATCTCGTCGGCCAGCAGCCACTGGGACTGCGGTCCGGGGCCGCCCATCGCCGTCTGGTAGGCCTGATATTGCGACAGGGTGTCGGTGCGCAACGCGGCCGACAGATCCCAGGCGATGTGCTGGCCTCGGGGCACCAGCTCGAGCGAGCCGGACTGTTCGAGGAGCCGCACCCACGGCGCCACCGCGTCGTTGCGGGCCTGGACCTCTTCCATTTCGGCGTTCTTGTAGGTGCCGCCCCCGACCGACGCGCCCAGCTTCGACGGCGGCACCCCCCACATCAACGCCACTTCGATCAGGGAGAACTGGCGGGACTCGACCATCTGGGAGTCGACCGGCCGCCACGCCACCGGCGTGAAATCGGTCAGCTCGTTCAGCACCGCGATCGAGGCCTGCCCGGCGAACTTGGACACCCACGCCGATTTCGCCTGATCCGCCTGGGCTTGGGACACTTCGGGCCGGTGGATCTTCAAGACCCCGGTCGGCATGCCACCGCCACCGAAATAGCCGGCGGCGTACGACTGCAACGCCAACGCCATGGCGATGGCGTCGGAGTCGGTGTCGATCAGACCCCGCCCCAACGGCCACCCGGCCCGCCCCAGATGCGACTTGACGTGCCACACGTCCGACGGGTCGTACAGCTGCCCGGCCACATACCACTGGTCGATCACCGGTGCCATCGGGTTGCCCGAGAACCGCACCGCCGCCAACGTCGGATGAATCGGTTTCAACGTGAGAGGCCACCCGTACCGGTCGGTCGACGTGATGAGGCACACCGAGTTGCCGTACAACGCCAACGACTCGGTCACCCCGGCCCAGAACGCCATCGGCGTCTGATTCGGGTCGGGCTGGGTGATCACCGGCGGTTGCGGGTCGAGGGCGTCGGAATCCCGGAACACCGTGACCGGCAGCATGCCGACCGTGCCGCACACGTAGGCGTTGCCCCGCCAGAACGCCGGGACTGACAGGGCCATCGCCTCGGTCGGCTGAGGCAGGACCCGGCTGTAGTTCGGGAACTGCTGCTCGGGTCCGGGCGCGAACTGGGTCGGCCCGTACGGCGCCGGTGCCGGCGACACGCTCGCCACGTTCGGCGACGACCGCACCAGCACATGGCCCAAACCCATCAGCGGCGCTGCTCCATCTCGGCCACCGTGCCCGCCGCGACCGCCAGGACACCGAACGCGACGACACCGGCCCACACGGCCCACAGGCCGAACCCGACCGCGATCGCCGCCAGCCCTACCAGCTGCGCCAACACCGGCCACCAGTGTGCCACGGCACGACGCTGGTCGACGGGCTGGTCGGTCACAGGATTTGCGCTTCGCCTTCACCGGCGCCGATCAGCGCCCACCGGGCCAGGGTGACGGCGACCAACGCCGACACGTCACCCCCGGAACGACGAGCCCAGCACCAGGCGTCCCCCGTGTTGCGTTTCCGGCCGGCGGCGACCGCGGCGTCCAAGGCGGGCTGGCCCAGATGCACGACCCGACGCGAGTACACGTCGTCGTAGAAGGCGCCGCACGCCTGCGCGTACGACCGGGTTTCGACCCCTTCCGCCAGGACCCCGGCGGCGGCCAGCTCGAGCCGCAGCGACCCGGCCGGCGAGGCCGGGTCGTAGGTGACCGCCAACGGATGCCAACGGGTTTGCAGCTCGGCGAGACGGGCCACCATCCAGTCGGTGCCGGGCCGCCGGTCGACCAGCTCCACATGGATGCGCCCCGTCGACGGTGACCGGGAAGCGGCCCCGATCGACCCGTACGACCGTTCCGGGGTGACGTCAAACCCGAACGTCAACGACCGGCCCGCCTGCGAGCCGGGATCGCCGCACTCGGACCAGGCCAACGCCGACAGGACCGGGGAGCCGGACACGCCCCGGCGGTTCAGGTAGGCGCGTGCGAACTCCGACGGCTCCATCGAGTCATGATCGGCCCGGATCGTCTCCACGGTCACCGTGTGCCCGAGCGCCGGCATGCACGACCACCATGTCGTCTCCGCGTCAGGGTCGGCGTCGTCGGCGGCGGACCATTCGAAGTAGCACACCCCTGAGCGTTGCCCGCCGTCGACCCGCAGCCGGCCGTCGTCCACCCGGTCATGCAGAAACGTCGAGTCGTCGGTCCCCATCGTCGACACCACCCACAGCTGCGCCGCCTGGCGGGTCATCATGGCCGGCCGGAACGACTGGGCCAGACGTTCGTCGCGCTGCGCGAACGCCTCGTCGATCACGCCCAGATCGAGGGTTTGGCCGTGCCCGGACGTCTCCCCCGACGCTGTGATCCCGATCGTCGAGCCGGTGCCGGGCCACACCATCGACTCCAGCCCGGTTTGACGGCGGGTCATGAACGCGGCCCGGAACGGTGTCTTGCGTAACAGGTCGGCCTGTTCCTCCCATTTGGCCCGCGAGTTGATCCGATCCTGGGCCGCGTACAGGCAACGTTGCCGTTCCCCCCACCACAGGCACCGGTCGATCTCGGTGGCCAACAACAGGGTCGTCTTGCCCGACTGGCGAGGCACCGTCAAGCGGACCTCCCGGTAGGCGGGCAGCCCGGTTTCCGGGTCGAGCTCCAACGCCACGTCGGCCACGTACCGCTGCCATTCCATGAACGGCTGCCCGAACGCTCGGGCGATGCGGGCCAGACGCGGCCCGTAGCTGTGACGTTCAGGGCTCCGTGATGTCGCCCAACGCGGCGAGCAGCTCGTCCATACCGGCGCCACCTGGCTCATCCATCACCCCCCGCAACAGTTTGATCGCCGACATCTGGCAACGGGCGATCGAGGCGAGCTGCGCCGGTCGGGCCTCCGGGTCCACCGTGTCGAGCGCCACCGCGAGGGTGCGGATGAGCGCCACGGTCGCCTCGTCGGCGTACTCGAGACGCCCGGTGGAACGCAGCGCCCCGATCATCCGTTCGGCCGCCGCACTGTTGCGTCCACCCCGACGACGGCGCGGCGGGCGCGTCTCGACCGTGCCGGTCAGACCGAGCTGGCGGGCCAGTCTCGTCACCGTCGCCGCCGCGTCCCGGGCCACCGCCGCCGCCGGGTTACGCATCAGCCGTCCGCCTTCGCCGCGCACCAGCACCGACGACCGGTCGATCAGCTCGACGGCGTGCGCATGCTGGACGACCGCCGCCGCGTAGACCGCCAACGTTTCGGGCGAATACGGGCGCCCGCCCAGCTGCACCGCGGAACGGTCGTAGACGTCGCGGGCCTCGTCGGACAGCCAGTCAGGGGCGTCGGACGACACGTCGCCTCGCAGACCAGCCAACGTGTGACGGACGGAACATGACAAATATTGGCCCTGATCAGGCCTTTCGTCCCCTCGTGGCTAAGGTGTTCTCTAGTCAAATCAACTAGTCACGGAGGCTAGAACAGCTATGAACATCACCGTAAACATCCCGGCGAAGCCCGCCAAGGGCGAAACCGTCAGCCTCAAGGACGCCGCCGCCGCCCTGGGCCTCACCCGTCAAGCGGCGTTCCACATGGTCCGCAAAGGCACGTTCCCCGTCGCCACGTCCCT